CTATCTCTAATGGGTCATCTCTATTTTCGACCACACCAAAATACCATTTAAAATTGTCATTCATTATATCTCTACCTTACTTGCATCAACTGCCCCTGGCCTGATTAATGTTAGGTCCTGTTTATATGTAGAAGGGCTAAACATATGTATAATATCCTTAATAATATATCTACCTGATATTGTTTTATCTTCAGGGCGCGTATTATCTTTACCAACTGCAACAGCTCTATTTATTAAAAGGTTTAATACATCACCGGCAGTTAAGTTAGGATTACCGGTCACTTTTATCTGTATAGTGTTATTTCTGGTAATACTATGCATTGCCCATTTATGGGGCAAAATATCATTAACATTAAAGTCAGGTGTTGTGCTATCCCTATAAACCCAATGAGTCTCAGTAGGCACCTTACCCAAGGTATTTTTAAACTTATCAGATACTAACAACTCTTTACCCTCAAGGTCATAATCCTCATCAAAGAAGTTATATTCAGCTGTTTCTACTCTCTTATGTGTATAGCTTAACTCTTTAACTTGACTACAAAATCTACCAGTTTTAGCGATAATAAACAAGTTACTTCTTTTTAACTGCCTTAAGTTATTAACAGTATATTGAGATGACGGGTCAAGCGGGTCTTCAGAACTAGCTAGTGAATATGAGTGTGTACCATCTTTTAAGGGAGCAGTAAATAAAGCCTCCATGGTTGTAAATTTAAATCCGTCAAGTGTTTGAAAAAACATCCAAGTGCCAGATTTACTGCTTTCAGGGTTATTAGCCCATGCCAATAAATAATCCATCGCATCGAAAGGCGTCTCGCTTGGTATAATAAAATCCAATACACCAACCGTATCATCCACTGTTATCTTGTTAGCATCTTTATTGTATATTTTAAATTCATCAGCTCTAAACGAATTGGGAAATGTGTCCGATAAAACCTCAGAGTGAATAGACTCAGCAGCTGACTTAATTGTTGTACTAAATGCACTATCAATATTATGAAATTCTTGTTTATAAGCGTATTCAGATATCATATCTATTTCAATACCAACACCAGGTGTATCTATATTATGTCCAATATTGGTTATATTAGTAATTCTAAAAACACATTGCTTTTCAATACCTGAAGCTGTCCATGCTATAACAATCGG